AAAAGCTCTCGCTCTGGTATCATTTCTTTATTACCGAGATCTTGGCCTAATTCTACAACTGGTAACTCTGACTCATCTACTGTTTCATTCTTCTTGCGTCCTTGGCAATGAGCACGTTGACTGAATCCTTTGGGATTAGAGCAATTGATACTGCTTTTATATTTCTTGCTCCATTTTTCTAAAATAAATTCTTGTGCTCTCATATGCCGTACTTATTCCTTCTAGGACTAGCTATAGGACTGATTTTATTTACAGTTTCTAATTCTTCACTGTTTAGATCGCCATGATTAAGATCTTTATATTTTGCACCAACTACTTTATAACCTTGTTTTAACATGTCTTGTTCTATTTTTGTATAGGGAAAAGCCAATTTCTTTTTTCCAAACCAAGATTTAGGATCCATCTCTATAGGAGTTTTGCCATCCGCACAGGCCAGTGCCAGGCTAAGACGATATTCTGTGTAATCACCACTGGCACGTTCTCCGTCCTTGTAAGTGTTTACGCCGCGACTAGACTGTTGATGCGTTTGATTTATTTTTCCTGCACGTACTTCTGATAGTATTTCTCGCAGTTTCACTTCTTACGTCCCCTAAAGTGGCTGTTGACACTGCCGGTCATATACGGTAAGGTAAACCATAATTTAAACCAATCCTTGTCACCTGGCTTTAATCCAAGGTCACGTTCTTTCTTGCGTATGGCAGCGGCAGTGTGTGTGATGTTTTCTATATTTACCGGTTTGAAACCTTGAAAGTTGTTTACACCTGCTAGACGTTTTATTTGTTCTAATTCGTCCATTATTTGCCTTTCCTAGCAGTTTTAGCAGCAGCCATTTGTTGCATACGCTGTTTGGCCTTGTTCATAAGGTCCATAACTTCATCATCACTGAGTGCTGGGCTCATAGCGTCACGCCAGATAGTAAAAGGTAATTGCTCATCTGGAATTGCATCATATTCCGGATGAGACTTTCTAAAATTCTCTAAATCTGTAAGAACCTGTCGCATGGGAGTTGCTCTTGGTCCTTCTTCACTGCTGCTTGGATCTTTTGTTTCCTGTCTACTAATAACTTTTAAGCTATCAAAGTCAAAGGCAATTTCTCCTTTTTTATTTGGTTTGCCGTTATAGGCATTTAAATATTGAAATGCAGTCTTTTGATCTGCTCCAACAATTACCACGGCATTGCGGTAGCCTTGATTATTAAGATTAGTTAACACACGGGTGAGATCCGGCAATTCATCTGTGGCAGTTTGAAATACATTGCCTTTTTCTGGGAAGACCTTACGATATATGGCTAATTTTTCTTCTGGCTGTAACGGGTCATCCGGACCGTATGTTCTACTTACAACAAAATACGGATCCCCTTCTAATTCTTCAGCATGTGTAATCACACTACTTGCCAACATCATGTGGCCTTTATGTCCCATGCCTCGACCCCAACCCACTACTGCGGTAGTGCTTTTACCTGTGCGTTCTATCGCCTCAAATAATTGACGTAGTAGCATATTAATCTTTCCTCGGTGCCCAGTCTGCTTGACTAATGGCCTTTACAAATTGACCTGTGTCAGGATCTTTGTATACATAACCTTCCGGCTTAGTCTGTCTAATACCACTGTGCGTGCCGCTACTGGCTCTTTGATACATGTCTAATTTTGCCACGCTGAGCTTTTCCACTGCTGATAAAATAGCATCCAATCCCGGATCACTGATAATTTTTTTGGCCTGCGCAGCACTGAGATTTTGATTAGCCCAGTCTAAGAACTTTTCTTTTACACCTGCTACACGTAGATTTTGATTATAAAACTTGTATAAGACCTCACCAACTTTACTTAATCCTGGTTTAGGGGATAAAAATGCGTCTATCAAATTACTATTCGTAGTAATAAAAGATTCAGCATCATCCACTAGAGATTCATCTATACCTGGTGCAGACTCAACATAGACTGTGCCTTGTACAATAGTATCATTTGTGGAAAGCTCCTCGGGGTTCGGATATCTTTTTTCGTCTGAACTTCCTAAACTTTCATAATATCCCGTAGCTGCGACCATTACCTTGGCTGTTTTTATACGTCTACCTAAGTCACTGTCTTTGCCTATGTAGAATCCTGTTATATTAGGAGTAAATCCATATTCTCCAGTTTCTTTATTGTATACTGGTTCAGCTGTTTTGCCGTTTGGTTTAGTGCCCGGATAGAATAGTAAACCACCTTCTAAGAAACCTTGTTCAGGACTAGCATCCTCAAAGTATGACCACAAATTCGCTATTTGTTTCGCATACTGTCTGCGTTGTGTCTCGCGTTCTGGATCTGGTTTTCCGGTGCCTAATAAAAATGCATTTACTTCTTTTGGATTTGTTGGCGCTGTTTTCACGCCATTGTCTAGTTGTGTTTTACCACGCTTTAGGTATTCCCAAGCATTTTTTGGTATAAGATAAAACACTCCGTCTTGCTTACCCCAATAAACTACAGGACTACCATCCCATTTAATTTCATTTTGACCTTTTGACTGCGTAGACATGTCCTTGATAATTCTAACGGCCTGTAAACCAGATGCCGCACCAGGATTAATTCCTTTACTTGGTATACCAGTAAAGATTAAATCTTCTACGTGCTGATATTTGCGACCTACAGTAGGAGAGGCTACCTCAATGATAAATTCACGGGCCCTCATTTAATGATAGTCCTTATCTGTGCGAACCATTGCGGAGTTCCTACGCGATAATGTTCTTTCAATTTATATTCTGTGCCGTATTTCTCTAATCCTTGATTGACTTTTTCTATAACAGAATTATATTTGTCAGGATGACTTTGTCTAAATTTTGACAGTATTGTATTAATGTTATCTAAATCACTGGCACTGCCGTCGAACAGTATTTCCGCAATTTCATTTGGATCTTTTGTAACAACTTCACCTGTTGCTCGATCAAGTAAGCCGTTTTTGTAACTCCAACTAAGACCCTGAGGATGTTTTGTGCTTACTATCACACGCCCTATTTCAGTAAGTAATATATGGCGATATGAACCTTTTGCACGTAACTTTTTAGGGGTGTCGGGAGAGTTTGGTTCGCCTCTGCGACTCCAGCGCATGAACTTACCTTGATTCGGCTCGGAAATATCTAAATCTACCTGTAACCATTCATTGGTGTTTGGTATCGGCGCACACGCAGTAAGCCCGTCTCCTGCTATTTTAAAATAACGTTCAAGTTGATTTATTCGATCTCGCTTTTCAACAAATCTATATCCAGCAGCAGTTAATTTTTGTCCTAAATATTCCCTAAATTCATCTTGCGCTTCTTTAGGAGTTTGTATTTTATCACTTGGTGCCACAAAGTCTAACGGATCTATTACAGTGTCTGCATCCCCTGTACTGGCTCCAGGATATATGATGCTGCCGGCGGCAAATTTTTCTAAATTTATACCAATTTCTTCGCCAAGGCTTTTAAGTGTGGCCATGGCTTCTTCACTGGTTGCATCCTGTTTTGTAGCAGGAGTACCATCGGCATATTTAAATTCATTTCCGCCTTCAACTAATATCATTATACACGCCCTCTTCTATATTTTTGATTTCTTCTCGATATAGATTTTCGCATATATCCATTACTAACTCTTCTTCTAGATCAGTGGGTAAATTAGGCGTATCTTTGTAAGATTCTTTGTACACATTATAGGCATGTTTTACCAGTGCTTCAAATGCCTTAGCTGTGAACTTGACCTTCTTTTCTTTAGCTTCTTTTAACCGAATTATAAAAGGAAAATAATGCTTTCTATAAAACTGTGGGTCATTGTTGATAAAACAACGTAAATCATCTCCTAGATCAAAGTCTGGAGCGAATGCTTCTTCTGAATTGTGCCCAAATATCTCAAAAATTTTCATAGATCAACACCGTTTATAATACGATGTATTATTTATCTGTGTTTTGAGATCAGTTAATGGTTTAAAAGCACGAAGTTTACAGTGCCGTCTGTGAAGGCAATCACAGTACGGATCCATACAAAATTGCCTGTGAAATTTAAGATTTCAGCAACATCAGTGGTTGAATTATAAGTAAGGTCTGTGTTGTCGATGTCAAACCAGTCACTGTCGCTGGGATCAATGGCCAGCGAACCTTGCATTACAAAACTTCCAATAAATCCTGTAAATTTTAACTGTACAGTATGTAGACCGTCACTGCGACCATAATAACCATCCCCCTTGGCCTTATCGCTGGTAATTGTTTCTACTGAACTATCAGAAGGATGTGTTGTGCTGCTTACTAATGTTGTGGCTAATATAGGCATAACAATTATTTATCCGGTCGTATTACTTTAACTACGCGGCTTATATCTGACCCTAAGAACATTTTAACAATGGTCATAGCAGCATCATCTTTGACATAAAAATAAAAGCCACCCCATGAGTAATCTTTAGACAACATTTTTTCACAGGTTTTCGTGATCTTGGCCTTGCCAGTGCTTTTGGCCCAAGCAATAAAACTACTGTAGTTTTGTTTAGTTCGGCCAACAGTGACTTTGTAATCATAATCGATACGTTTCAGTATGATCTGATTTTTCTTTATATCTGTATTGTTTGGTGGTATTGCAACGTATTTTGTACGTAAAGGATCTAAATTAGCAACAGCATAGGCCTGTGTTTGGTCGTTGGTATAAAAACTCAATAGGGGTTGTTCAATGCGTAAAAGATAGTCGTTCATTTTTTTAAACAATGAAACAAGATCGACGCAGTATTGATAGTCATCTTTTGTTTTAAGTTTGTGCCATTGATGTTTTTGTAAATCACCTTTCACCCAACTATGTAACATGTGCTCTGCATGTTTGATATTCCTACCCCTAAACCAATGTCCTGCAGGACAGATTATCACAGTTTTATATCTGTACTTGTTCTGGAAAAGGCTATGCGTTTCGCTAACCGTTATTGTCGGACTGAGTTTCAACATTATATTCTAACTTCATAAGTTTTGGTTTTACTGTTAGAGTAATATTGTCAACTTCTGCACCAATGGTTACGATTCCACCATGGCGCAAGTCGCCAAACAACATCATTTTTGCTAACGGTCTCTTTATTTCTTTGTCTATCACACGCTGTAAGGGTCTTGCGCCCATCTTGCTGTCAAACCCCTTCTTCACTAGTAAGTCCACCGCATCATCTTTCAATTTAACCTTGATACCCTTGTCTTTGATCTGTTCTTTTAGTTCAACCATAAACTTGCCTACGATTTTAATCATAGTTTCTTTCGAAAGTTTCTTAAACGTAACCACAGCATCTAACCTGTTGCGGAATTCTGGAGCAAAGAATTTCTTCAATTCTACATCTTCATATTCTCGTTCTTGATTTCCGAATCCAATCCTATTTTTCTCACTGGCCGTGGCACCTGCATTTGTAGTAAGTATTAACACAATATTTCTACAATCAGCACGTTTTCCATTACTGCCAGTTACAAAACCATTGTCCATAATCTGTAACAAAATAGTGCTTACATCTGGATGACTTTTTTCAACTTCATCAAATAGTAAAACTGCGTTTGGATTTTCCTGGATCTGTGTGATAAGCAGTCCAGCATTGTCTTCAAAGCCGACATATCCCGGAGGTGAGCCAATTAATTTGGACACTGAGTGTTTCTCCTGATACTCACTCATATCGAACCGTAACAATTTAACCCCTAGATGCTTGGCTAAACTTTTTGCAGTTTCTGTTTTTCCGCAACCAGTAGGGCCCATAAAAACAAAACTTCCGATTGGTTTATTTTCCTGTTTTAATCCTGCTCTGCTGACTAAGATTTTGTCCACAAGTTCATTAAGAGCTAGATCTTGACCGTAAACTTCATTTTGTAAATTATCATACAGCTTATTCAAATTATACGATTCTTGTTCCATGATGACCTCAGCTGGCATCTGGATCATTTTGCTCAATTCAAACTGTATTTCTTGTTCGCCAATAATTCTTTCATTTGCTAATTTTATATTGAACCTTGAACAGGCGCAATCAATAAGATCGATTGCCTTGTCTGGTAATTTTTTATCGGTTTGATATTTGACACTTAATTTAATTGCTGCGTGTAGTGCTTCATCTTTAATCTTTACACTATGATGTTGTTCATAGTATTTCTTTATACCTTTGAGTATCTGTATGGTATTTTCGGCGCTTGGCTCCTCAACTGAGATTCTTTGGAACCTGCGCATAAGAGCACGATCCTTTTCAAAATGCCTGCGGTATTCTTCCCAGGTAGTGCTAGCAATTACTTTGATGTTTCCCTTACCAAGTGCTGGCTTCATCATATTGCTTAGATCATTTGCACTGTTGCTTGCCGAACCGGCACCACTGATCATGTGCGCTTCGTCGATGAAAAGCACAGTTTTACCTTTCTTTTGTAAAGCTGCTAGAACAAATTTAAAGCGTTCTTCAAAATCACCCCTATATTTGCTGCCGGCTAACATAGCACTGATATCAAGATTGTACACAGTGTAATCTTTTAAGAAATTTGCCACGTTGCCTTTTACAATATTAAAGGCCAATCCTTCTGCAATAGCAGTTTTACCAACTCCCGGGTCGCCGACTAAGATCACATTGTTTTTGCTTCTACGCCCCAATGCCAATGCAATATTTTCTAGTTCTTCTACACGGCCTATTACAGGATCTACTTTTCCTTTATTAACAGCGTCATTAAGGTTAGTAGTAAATGCTTTTAGGGCCTTCGCACTTTGACTTTCTGTTTCTTCGTCTGGCTGTTCAATTTCATTATTAAGATAATCTGCAAATTTGTCTTTTTCAATATTTGCTTGTTGGATATAGTAAAATGCAAAACTTTTCTTTTCGCTCATAACAGCAAGAAAAACATCAGTACATTCGATTTTTTGTCGGCCATTAAATAGGACCTGTGTGAATGCGCGGTTAAGCACACGTTCTACCGCTTGTGTTTTTTTAGGTTTAATTACTTCATTATCTAATACGATTTCAGTAAGTTTGTTTTTCAGATAGTGTTCGAGATTTTTTCGAATATAGTCTGGATCACTACCATACCCTTGCACACACTTACTAAATGATTCTTCGCACAGCATGGCAAAACATAAATGTTCCAATGTAATATATTCGTGATTTAATTTTTTAGCTACATCAATAGCCTTATCAAAGACCATTTGTAGTTCATTACTAGGCTCTACCATGCTGCAATTTCCTTTGTTTTTTACGTGCTATGTCTAATTTTAATTTACTAACTTTGTCTACAAAACAAATACCGTTCAAATGATCCATTTCATGTAACACACATCTGGCATCAATGTCTTCAAATATCTGTACGTTCGATTTTTGTTCTGTGTCAAAATATTTAACCTTGATCCACTTGGGCCTGTCAATTTTTAACCATAAATCTGGAAAACTTAAACATCCTTCGTGGGCGTTCACAGAGTCTAAACTGGTTTCTAAAACCACAGGGTTAATTATAGCGAAAGGATCTTTGTTTTGCAACCTTTGCGGGGCTATTACAATGATCTGTGCTAAAAGATTTACCTGATTAGCAGCAAGTCCAATTCCGTTAAATGCAGACATGATATTGATCATATCTCTAGTTATAGCTGCGGCATCTAACTTTGCGAAATCAAAAAAAACTGCTGGCTGGTTAAGTACGTGATTTGGATAGGTGATTAAATTCATTTTGCAGTTTCATAACGCGATCTGCTAACATTAAGTCTGTAATTTCTGGAATAAGAACGTTAAGTTTTACGATTAAATCCCCAAGTCTGCCGTTTGTGGTGTTATTGAATCCTCTACCCCTGCAAACAAATTCTGCACCATGTTGTGTGCCAGGTTTTAGTTTTAAGTCTAATTTATTGCCGTCCAGGGCAGTAATTTTTTTCTGCACGCCTAACATGGCCTCAAAAATTGTAATTTGTAAATTGAAAATTATATCATCATTATGCCTAGCATATAACGGATCATTTTCCACATTTATTGTTACATTTAAATCACCACGTTGTAAAGAAGGATTACTATCATCTCCTAATCCTTGATATTTTATAGTCTGACCATTTGCTACACCAGGCGGTACATTTATAACCACAGTTTGTTTTTTACCACTGGGCATGTTATAACTGGCTTCTAATTGTTTTCCTATAAAACTATCTTTGAAACTGATAGTAAGATTAATATTTAAATCACGATTTTTACGTGATCTCATTTGGGTAAATGGATCCCATGGCCCTCCGCCAAAATGGAATGCCTGGCCGAACATATCTCCGAAATCTTGGAAATTACCTGTCCTTATGTGTATATGCGGCTTGTGCAAACGTTCATGATCATAATTTGAACGTTTTTCAGGATCTCCTATAGTGTCATATGCCTGTGATATCTCTTTGAAACGCTTTTCGTCACCGCCACGATCAGGATGGTATTTCATTGCCAACTTTTTGTAGGCCTTTTTAATATCATCCTGGCTTGCGTTTTCTGTTACCCCTAAGATTTCATAGTAGTTCATACTACTAATTATGCTGTCTTAGCAGCGAAATGTCAATCTCTTGGAGGCATAAAGTCACTGTCCACAGGCTGCGCTGGTCCTGTCGGACGTTTTCCTACAGACGGCATCCCTGGTCCGGCAGCAGTCGGCGACTGTGGACTCGTGCCCGGTGATCCAAAAGACTGTGCTTGATTAAGTGTGCCTCCAAAGCCGCCTCCGCCAAAGCTACTTGGCGCTGCTGAACCAAACGAACTTGGTGCGCCGAATCCCCCTGTCGAAGGTGAACCGAATGTTGTAGTGACGCTCTGTGATACAGGTTGCATTCCGCCATTATTTGCTCCGTTAAGTTTTTCCTGTGTGCGACCCCATGCGGCCAATCCGAGCACCGCGCCCATGGCTATATGAAATAATCCGGCACCCTGTAGTGTTAATGGCATCCATTGTGTGATTGGACTTTTAGTCATGGTTTGTAGCAGGCTCCACAGCACTGGGAATATAACCATATCCATAACACAGACAACCATGTACATCCAACCCATCATTGGACGCCACTTAGAATTCATCCAATCTTCTTTTTTCTTTTCTGATTCGCTCTTAACTTCTTCAGTCATAGCTTGCTCCTAATTTTTTATATTAATAAAAATACACCCTGGGCACTTAAAAATAT